CCGCAAACGGCCCCGGCATGTCGTTGGCCTCGGCCTCGGGCGAGGTACCAGGCTGCGTGGTGAAGGACTGCGCGCTGTCGAATCCCGTGGCGCCGCGCACCAGCACCCGCGGGCCGGCATACCTGTTATCACTGCCAACGGCGGTGTCAGCCATGAAATTGAAATATAGCGATCCACTCTGCAGCGACAGCCACCCGTTGAGCCAGGTGTTGACGGTCCAGCCGTTGGCAGATGCGAACACCCGCAGCTTGTCCAACAGGTCGGCGACGTCCGTGGCTGTGCCGGTCTGGTAGGGCATCAGTCGAGCCTCAATGCCATGTATTCGTCGATGTTGGTACGGTGGGCATTCTGTACCACGAGGTGGTCAATGCCACTGATGTTGATGAGGTTTTCGGCCCCATTGTTGAACCCGCTGACGAAGTACACGCCGTCGATCTCCCCGATTACGTTGGCGCTGGGCGCACCGCTCTCCATCGCCAGCGTGGCCGGAATGAGCACGTAGGAGCCGTCGATGTTGTCACGCATCCAGGTCAACCGATCCCGCTGGCGGTAAAACACCCACGGCCACACCTTTCGCTTCGAGTCGGTGTAGGGATATTTGTTCGTGAAGTCGTACCAGGTGCCGTCAACCCAATAGAGACGTGCGGAGAACTCCCCGGGGTTGAAAAAGGCCGAGTGGCTGTCGCTGGTGTCAGAAAAGCGCAGGGTCTTCGTGGAACTCATGCCGCCAACCAGCAGCGGATAGGGGTATTGCCCGGGTGTGCCGAACGGCAGGATGTACCCCAGGTGAAGGACCTCGTAGACCGTGGAGACCTTGGCTACACAGATGATCCGGTTGCCATTTGCAACCAGCCAGTAGGGGATCGCGCTGTTCCACAGGTGCACGTAGCACGGGCCCGACGTTCCGGGCTGGGCGTCGAAGGCCGAGCCCGACACGTACCCCACCATCCCACGCAGCTCGAAGTTGTAGTAGTCAGCGCCTACGTCCTCGAAGGCCTGGATGCCGACGTAAATCTGCTCGGTGCCTGCATCGCCCTGTCCCATGAGAATGAGCTCGTTGCCGCCCGTCCAGCGCTGCTCCACCCACGGGACGCCGGCGGCGGCGAGCTGGCCCTGCGTCGTGGCGATGGTGAACGAGTCGCCGACCGCGAAGTCGGTGGCGCCGTCGTTGATGGTGAAGCTGATGACCGAGGAGGTGTAGGGGACACCGACGGTGGCGTCAGGCAGCGCCCCGGTGACCGACCCCGAGACCGAGAAGGTCCCGCCGTCGGCAGCCGTCGCGGTACAGGTGAGCGTGATGGTCTCGGTGACCGTCGACGGCGTGGTGTCGACCCCAGTGACGGTGCCGTCTCCAACGTTCGATCCACCAGGTGTGGGGGCGCCGGCGATGCCATAGCCTGCAGCAAACCGACGGATGCGGTCGAGCAGGTCCAGGTAGTCGGTGGCCGTGCCGGACTCGTAGGGCATCAGGCGAGCACCTGGCGGATGGCGCCGGCGTTTCGCTCCAGGACGTTGAGGATGACGCGCTCGCCGGCGGCAGAGGCGATGTAGTCTTGCATCATGGACGGATCGATGACGTTGACGATCCGTACCGCCTGGCCCGCGGCGCCGTTGGCGCTGTTGCGCGGATCGTCCTTGGCCAGTACCTCCTCGCCGCGCTGGAGAATGGCCGGGAACTCGTCGGCCCGCAGGCCCATGTGCAGTCGTGGCGCGTTGAGGAACAGGGCGGGGTTGACCTCGCGCGTCTGCACCGCCTCGCCCACCACTCCGCCGCCGTGGAACAGGCCCACGAGAAACGACCCGACCAACCCGCCAGGGTTGCCGCCGGCGATGTCACCAAACAGGGCTTCGGCCAGCTTGGCCGCGGCCGCCTCGGCCAGCATGCGCCTGATGACGTCCGCAAACCCGGCGACCATGCCCTCCAATCCGTCCTCGAACGGGTCGAACAGGAAATCGGCCAGCGCCGACTGGATCCCGCGCGCGGCACCGATGGCGTACTGGTTGACTTCCTTCAGGGCCTCATCGGACTTGGTGTTGAGCTCGTCCATGCGCTCCTGCACCCGCAGGGTGGCCTCCGACCACTCCTCCCAGCTGAGACGGCCGGTGGCGAGGAGCTCGTTGAGCTGCTCCAGCTCACGGCGCAACGGCTCCATCGGATCGAGCGTGTCACGGATGGCCTGGGCGGCGCGGTCGAGCTCCTCGTTGTAACGCTGCTGCTCGATGCGGGCCTGCTCCTGGGCGCGACGCTGCTCCTCGGCCTCCTGCAAGGCCTCGCGCCCGGCATCCAGTCGCCGGGCCAGGGCCAACAGCGCGTCCTTCTCGTTCTGGGCCAGGTCACGGTACCGGCCACGCTCGATCTCCCACAGCACCTGCTGCTCGGCACTCTCCCGGCCCAGCAGTGCGATGCGCCGCTCCAGGTCGGCCTGCGCGGCGAGAAAATCCTCGCTCGGGCCGGTCGGGACAGGCGGGCGGTCGGGGCGGCTGCCGCGGCTTCCCTCCGCGCGTTGCGCGGCAGCCTGCTGGGCGCTTTGCAGCGCACCACTGGCAGCGAGCAGCGCATCGCGTTCGGCGATGAGTTGGTCACGAAGACGTAGCAATTCTTCGCGGCTGCTGAAAAAGAACCGAAATGGGCGATCGAGACGAGTTGGCGCATTTAACGCTGCTGTGACATCTCTTATATCGATCTCCAGCTGCTGAAGGGGATGAAGTGCACCAGTGGCATAGGCAGCTAGTTCCCCCAACTGGTCTCCAAAATCACCGAGCTCCCGAACACCACTTGCAGCGGCACTCGTTAGTTTGACGAGCGCAGAAGCCAGCTCCGTCACTGTCTGCACGAATGCAGGATCGGTCACCACCTCCCGCAGCTCGTCGATGGCATCCACCAGCGGCTGCATGTCCACGTCGCGAAATGCCCGCTGGAGATCGTTGGACAGCTGGGTGAGCGCCTGGTCCACGGTGCGCGGCAGGCGCGCGAATTCCTGGTCGATGACACCGGCCTGCGTCTGGAGCGCGGCGACGATGAGCTCGGTGGTCAGCTTGCCCTCGGAGGCCAGCTCGCGGAAGTTCTGGCGGGTCAGTCCAAGCGCCGGGTTGACCTCGTTGACGCCCTTGATGATGGCCTCCAGCAGCCGCGGCATCTGCTCGGCCACCGAGTTGAGCTCCTCGCCGCGCAGGGCGCCGGCGGCCAGGCCCTGCGAGAGCTGGATAACGCCGGCAGCCGCTTCCTGGGCGGTGGCCCCGGAGACCTGGATGGCCTTGTTGATGGTTTCCGTGATGTCCAGCAGCTCCTGCTGCGATACGCCGAGGTCCCGGCTGGAACGGGCGACGCGGGCGTAGAGCTGAACCGTCTCGGCGTAGCCGGACCGGGTGCGCTGGGCGATGGCAAACAGGCGCTGCTCGACATCGACCAGCTCCTCCTCGGACTCGGTGACCAGGCGCAGCTGGCCGGTGAGCAGCTTGTACTGGTCGGTGGTCCGCACCAGGCCCTGCAGGGCCCGCACCCCGGCGTAGGCCACGCCGATGCCGCCCAGGGCCCGGCCCAGGGACCTGCCCCCGGCGGCCGCGCCGCGCAGCTCCCGGCGCAGGTCCCGGATCTGCTGGCGCATCCGGCGGTGGGCTATACTGAGCTCTCGGGAGGACAGCCGGCCGGAGCGGGCCAGGCGCCGGTAGGCCGCCCGGGTGGCCGCGATCTCGCGCCGGATGGTTGCAAAGGATCGCAGCCCGAGGCGGCCGAAGGCCTGGTCCAGCTTGCTGCCGGCACGCTCGCCCTGGCGTCCCAGCTGCTCCACGCCGCCGCCCATGCGTTTCATCTCCCGCAGAGCCTGGCGGACGTCGGCGCGGATGAGCAGTGCGAGTTCTAGGTCGCGTGCCATCAGTTACTACCCCAAGGAGGCAATATGAAAGTCTGGATCGTTACCGCTGTAGGCGTCCTGTTGCTCATCGGTGGACTCATTACGTTCTTCGTTGTCGCGCCGCCCATTTCGCGCCTTTATGCCATGACCGGTTGGCATATCATCGGGATGTTTTTCTCGATCATCGGTGGACTTGTCGCTATTGGGGGTACCATCCGTATTGCCACCCGCCGCTAGCTATCACGCAGCTTGCGGATGGTCCGGGCGACATTCCGCCCTCCAAAGCCCACCGCCACTGCCTCGATGAGATCCGCCCGGCGGCGCCTGGCACGAGCCAGGCCGGCCTCGTAGTAGCGCCGGATCTGGCGCCAGGTCAGGCGGTGCCCGATGTCCTGGTGGTCGCGGCCGTAGCCGGCGCGGACGAGCTCGTCGAAGATTTCCGCGAGCGCGACCGCCCGGACAGGCCGCTGGCCACCGCGGACGCCAACAGCAGCCGCCTCGTGAAAAAAGGGCCGTTGACCCGCCAAAACGCCATCGAGAGGGTCACCCCGTCACGGTCCGACAGCTCCCCGATGCGCTCGGCCGAAAGCCCCGTGCTCATGGCGATGAGCTGCACCCAGATGTCGGTGTGCTCGCCGATGAGCGCGTCGAGCGCCTCGGGTTCGATGTCGTCGTCGGTCTCGATGATCTCGCGCAGACCAGCCAGCAGCGGGCGGGCCAGGGCAGCCGCCCGCAGGCCCTCCAGGTAGCGAAACTCGCGGACGGTGACCTGCTCGCCATCGATCTCGATGGTCTCGTCGGGGAACAGGATCGCCGCGTCGTTGTCTCGCGCCTTGCCCATTACGCCATCTCGATCATGCGCCCGAACTGACCCAACGTCGCGTCGCCGGCCTTGGTGATGTCATAGAGCGCAGAGCCGGTGAGCTCCATCGGGCCGTAGCCCTCGTTGTGGATGAGCTGCAGGCTGCCCACCGGATCGAACAGCACCCGGTAGAGCTCGGCCTTCACGGGCTTGTTGGCCTCGGCGGTGTTGACTCCATCGACCATCATCCACAGCTCCGGCGGCGCCGAATCGAACAGCGCCACGTTGGTGCCGCCGGCGTAGGCGTAGTCGATGGTCAGCGGCTGCGTGAAGCCCGACAGGTCACCGATGAACTTGATGGTGCCGTGCTTGGCGCTGGTGATCTCGTAGTCGGTGTCCAGCGTCAGCGTCGCCGGCGTGCCGGCGCTGTCCTTGATGACCACCGAGGAGATGTCCTGCTGCTGGGTGCGCACGAAGTCGCCCTGCTGCAGACCGGTGGGCAGCTGCTCGCCGGTGACGGTGCCCGACGTGATGACGGCGTCGGTCCCGTAGAGAGCCAACGCCAGGTTCTTCGACGTCCACTCGTCCAGCGTCATCGACAGCGTCGCGGTCTTGCCGGTGATGAGGCGCCCGTCCTGCAGGCGCTGGCCGCTTTGCGACTCATAGTGCTCGACGGTCTGGGACTGGAGCTGGAGCTCGATGGAGGGGACGTTGCCCAGGTGCCGGAACGCCAGCGGGTTGCCATTGGCGTCGCGGTTGGCCAGGTAGACGTTGCCCTGCAGTGATACCAGGCGCATGGTTTAGCCTCCCTTTTTCGGCTGTTTGACCGGCGCTGCGACGCCGACGCCCTGGGCGATGAGCCACTCGGCGGTCTTGGCGTCCACGCCGCGGATGATTTCGCCCTTGCGGTACTCGCGGCCTGCGTGGGTATGACGCTCGGCCAGGACCTTGATGTTCTTCGTCGTCACGGCAGGCCTCCGGTGTCGATCCTCGTCTCGAATGCGAGCGGGAAATAGGCGAACCCGCCCGCGGAAAAATGCGGTCTCGGTGCGCTCGTGCGCACCAGCGGCTGGTGCTCGTCGCTCGGGGCCCATCCCAGCAGGGCCTGGAGCACTGCGGAGATAATCGGCCCAGCCGCCTCGCGCGCTCCGGCGCCGGTGCGCTGGCCGCGCGCACTGCGCACCGCCGTGATGACCAGCCAACGCTGGTACACCTGGTTGGCGATGCCGCGGCCTGCGGAATCCCCCAACCGGTCGCCGTCGTACACCACGTGCAGCGCCGGTGTCGTCTGCTTCGCCTCCTGCACCCCGGCCAGGTCGGCGGCCGAGAGCACCGCCCGGACCGAGCCCACGCGCTCGGTCAGGCGCGCGATGATGAGCTCCTCGGCCGCCAGGTAGTCCGCGAGCATCAGATGTAGCCATCGTCATCCCGCGAAAACACCCGCCCCCCGGACTGGACCTCGGCCCCGTTGACCACCTGGGGCTCGGCGCCGGCGGCATCCACACCCAGCGAAATCTCGCCCCGGCCCACAGCCCGCAGGAACCGGATGGCGTCGTCGTAACGCTTGGCCACGTGCTCGCTCGCTGCGTCGTCGTAGAGGTGGTAGCGGGCCAGGTCACAGGCGATCCGCTTGAGCACGCTGGGCACGCTGGCCAGCGGCAGCTCGTAGCGTCCCGCCAGGTAGCCGTCGATCTCGGCGGAGGCGTCGCTGATGGCCCCGTCCAGGACCGCGCTGTCGATGATGCCGAGCGGGGGCGTGCCGCGGTCGGTGAGGTCGATGAGCTCCTGCTCGCCGAAGCGGTCGACCATGTCCTGGCGGGTGCAGTAAGCCATCAGGGATCCCGGCTCAGACCTCGACCACCTCGGACATCAGCATGGGCTCGGCCTCGATGGCCTTGCGCTGCTCATCGGTCAGGTCCGCCAGCGGCACGTCGCGCGGCTCAGGGCCGAAGCGCAAGCCGGCGCGCCAGAACGAGGGTACGTTGCGGGCGGTGCGCACGCGCAGCACCTTGGTCTTCTTCTGCGTCTTCTGCTGGGGTTCGTTGGTCTGCTTGGTTGCCACTGTTCTCTCCTCTGTCCGGGTTCTGCCCGGGGCGTGCGCCTCGCTCGCGCCGCCCCGGGCTCACGGCTTCAGCTCACGGGGTCATGCATCACGCCAGCCAGGGCACCACCAGCAGCTCCGCGGTGTTGCGGTAGATGTTGGTCGCGCCGCTGGCCTCGCGCTCGGCCTGCAGGATCTGCTTGGCCTCGGACTCGTTGCTGGGTCCGCAGACCAGCAGGTTGGGGACGATGCCCAGGGGCCGGCCCTCGTCGCTCTTGAACGCCATCATCGCCTCGCGTGCGGCGGCGTAGTTGGTGGCGTCGAGCACGGCCTGCGAGCCGAACGCCTGCTGCCAGAACCCAAAGCCGACGTTGAGGCGGCCGTCGATGCCGTAGCGGAACTCGTCGGCCATGAACACCCGCTCATCGTCCATGTTGGTCATCGCCCGGAATGCGTAGTCACGCCGGCGCTGGAGGATGAGCGGCCTGAGCGGGCGGCGGGTGTCGAGCAGGAACCAGGGGTTGCCGGTGCCGGTCTGCACGTTGGAGACCGTGCCGTCACCCACGGGGTGGTCGGTGTCGAAGAAATACTGGCCGTCATAGCAGACCGTATTGAAGCCTGCGGCCAGCAACCCGAACACCAACTCGTCCGGATGGGTCGCGGCGGCGTGGCCCATCTCCTGCATCAGCGGGGTGTAGATGCCGTAGGTGTCATCCTCGATGTCGTCACGCGGCACGGCAACGGTGCTCTCGAACTTCTTGTTGCGGATCGAGTAGTCGTGCGCCGCGATGTTCTTGACCTGGCGGTCACCCACCCACTCGCGCAGGCGCGGGAACTGGCCGAGCCAGCCGTACTTCTCCTCCTTCGTGGTCGACGGCACCGGGGTGGCGACCTGCTGCCACCAGGTGGTCGCCTCACGGAAGCCCGTGTTGAATGCCGCCTTGTAGGCGAGAAACAGGCTTTTGAGGTTGGCCTGGTTGAGAATCATCGTGCTGCCTCCTTAAATCTGGACCCACACGCCGTCGGCATCGACATCCATGATGGTGCCGAGCGCCGAGCGGGTGCCGGTGCCGTCGTTGTTGGCCACAGTCTGGTCATCGACGACGTAGGCGGTGCCGCCGATGTCGGTGCGGCTCACCGTGCCGTCGTTGACGAACCGGAACACGCCACGGCGCACGGCGACGTTGACATCGCCGTCCGCGCCGTTGACGTTGTCCACCTGCTCCTGGGCCACTCCGGCCGGAACCAGGCCTGTGGCCACAGCCCCCGGGGTGGCGTAGCCCGTGGCGTTGAGCATGACGATGGCGCCGGCGTAGATCCGGACGCTGGCGGCCACCGGGTGCTGGAAGTCCTCGCCGGCGCGGCGAGGCGTGTCTCGATCCTGGGTCAGCGCTACCATTGATCAGGCCTCCTTCGCTTTCTTGTACTCGTCGGGATCGATGCCGGTGGCGCGACACACAGCCAGCTCCTCGGCACTGAGCCCGTCCTGGCCGGCCTCCTCCGGCGGCCGGCCGCCGGTCTGGGTGCCGGACAGTGCGGCGATGGTCGGGGCCGAGTCGATGTAGCCCTTCAGCGCCTCGATGTCCTTGGCGCCCAGGGCGCGGGCCCACTCGACCTGGGCGGGCAGCAGCTTGCCCTGATCCACGGCCTGGTCGATGAGCTCGTCGACCTCGCGCGTGCGCACGGCGCCGGAAAGCGCCGCGACCTGCTCCTGGAGCTCGCGCACCACCTCCACGGGCGCCCACTTGGCAGGGTCGGGCTGGTTGTCGCCAGCCTTGGCCTTGAGCGCAGCGAGCTCGGCCTCGGTCGCCTCCGCCGCATCGGCCTTGGCCTTGAGCACGGCGATGGCCTCGTTGATCTGCTCGTCGGTGGCGTCAGCGGCCAGCCCGAGCAGCTCGATCAGCTGTTCGCGATCCACGGTGTCATCCTCCTGGTCGGTCTGGAATCGTGCGGCCGCCTGCGCGGCCAGGTCGGAATGCCCATCGAGGGCCGGGTAGTTGGTCAGGGCCGCCATCAGAACGCCAGTCACCCTGCCGGTGCGCCGGTCGTACTGAAAGACGGGGGAAATGTAGCGATATTCGCCGGCCTCGATGGCCGCCCGGGCCCGCTCGGTCCAGCGCACGTCCACCGCCCACAGGCCCGAGCCCTCGCGCCACTCCAGACGCTTGAACCACCCGGCCGCGGGCGCGGGCTGGCCGTTTTCGTCGGCCTTCAGGGTCTGGTGCTCGTAGTCGATGACGAATTCGCCGCGGGCGGCCTCAGCCCGGGCGATGATGGTCGCCGCGGCGGCGGCATCCATTCGCCAGGCGTCCACGTCGGCCGGGCGGCCGTCGCGGGCGCGAAACTCGCCGGCGGGGATGAGCAGGATTTCAGTGGGGGCGGTGGTGCCGGAGAGCTCGGAGACGCACGCGGCCACGGCCACTCTGGCGGCGGCGCGGGCGGCCGCCGTGGCTAGGGCGGCGTGGCGATCGACGTGCGCGGGATGGGAATACATGCCGCCACATTAAGGGCAGCGGCACGGGGTGGGGGTTTAACGCAGGTTAGTTTTGCACTGGAACATCAGCTGACGACCTCGCCAGCTTTCAGAAGCTGGTTGGCAATCTTGCATCCAATTTTGTTCGGGCCTGCAAAAATCAAGTAATACAGATGTCCCCCTTTGGAATTGCGAATGAGCCGCGCCGATGAAGCGTACCCGAATGCTTCCCTAAGGCGGTGCACGTACCACTCCACCAGGTCTGTCTCTTGTGTCTTGCAAACCCTGAGCCCGAAAAGATCAGCCTCTCCTCTGTAGACCACAGAGTACCAGTCGGGGGTGCCAAAATAATCGTCCAGCTTGGCCCGCTCCTGCGGAGTGAATTCACCATTTCGTTTCAGCAGTCGCCTGATGGCCATTCCCATAGGGAAATTTATGAAAACTTCCACACCTCTGGTGTTGGCGAGACGTTCAATCGTTGACCACGGGACATGCATACCAAATGGGTCCAAGAATACCAGGGCACGCCACCTTGACCAGTCGATTTGGCGTTCTTTTTCCAAAAAGTATTCGTTGCAATCTCCCTGATATATACGGATATCCCTGGCATCGCCATACTCTTGTTTCAGATTCTCTAGCATCTGCACACGGGCCGCCTGCTTTTCCACGAAAACGTAGGCGGTGAATGGAGGAGATACCTCAAGAGCGACCCTCGGAGATCCGTGTAGATATTCTGCTTGGTCCTTGTCGTCTACAGGAAACAGCGAATCTGCAGCAGAATGTTCCTCAGTACCACGCACCCTGGCATGGCCGGCGCCCGCGAACGCATCGATGTAAACATATCCCTTTAGCCAGCTCCGCTGCCTCTGCGTGTTTAAGATTTTGGTGTACGCCTTCAGATACTTTGCGAGAATGTTCAGTTTCTCGCGGGCCCAGGGTCCAACCGTAGGTTCAACCAATCGCCCAACCTCCTCTGTGCACTATAGCCCTGGGATCATGCCGATTTCCGTGGAAACTCGTCCCAGGTTCTACCATCCAGGACACGACCGGCCCTTTTCTTGGGGAGCTTCGCCAGTACAATGGTCCGCCCGAGCTCATCAGTCAGTTCGATTGTTTGGCGCGGACGGTAGCCTCTGGGAACGTTCGGGCTCCAGTGACCCCATTGCTTAAAATGGAACGCCACCCCCATGTTGACGCATTGATCCCGCAAGCTCTTGGCCCAAGCGGGATTCATTGGCCTCGCACCGGGCCCACTCTCTCCACCTGCGATAACCCAGTCTATGCTCGGCAGCCATTGCTCAAGATCAATGGGACCAAGCAGGGGTTCGCAGGACACAAACCGAATGACCGCTGGATGCTCAATAAGGTGGGGTAACCGTTTTTGTGCCCATTTCTGGTTCTCGGCAGTAGTTCCAAGCCAGACATTTCGCGGCCACTCCTTCCCCCAGGGAACCATTCTTGAAACAAGATGAGGGCGCTTGGTAAGCAACAACCAATCGAGGTTTGGCGTTCTCGCTATAAGGTCCCAAAGGCGCGCGCGCAATGGATTGAGTTCAGCCCTGTACTCGAACACGTCTGCCATCGATGCACAGAATACTCGGCGCCGCCTTCCATTTCTGGCGGCTTCCCGGTCCCATCGCAATGGCTCTCTCCAATGCTGATCGGAAAGAAGGCGACGCTCAGCTCTGTGGCCCCATACGCTCAACCCAACCCGGTTCGCCCAAGTTTCCGCGTAGCAATGGGTGCACCCCGGTGATACCTTCGTGCAACCCCACCACGGGTTGAACGTGTGATCGGTCCACTCGATTCTGGAATTCTTTGCCATTTCAACCCCTCCCCGCGGCGAAAGCCTACATCAAGCGAAACTCGACCGCATCTACAGTTCGTGCACCCGTTTAACACCCGTTTAATTTTTCGTCTCGTCCCCGATATCCCTTTGGGATATGGGTATGGGCCAGGGTGCCGGAAATCCGCTCACAGGGGCTCTCCGGCGGCCTGAGATGGTGGACAAAATTTAACCAAATCAGGCCCCGCCGGGGGCGGCCCGCAGGTGGTCCTCCAGGATGTCCAGCAGCTGGGCCTCGTCCTCCTCGGACAGGCCCAGAAACGGCCGGGCCGGGATGTCGCCCCAGGGGATGGGCCGCCCGGACGAGGTCGTGCCAAAATCCCCACGTTTTGCCCCGAAATGCTGGGTCGCGGCGTACTCCATCGGGCTGCCCACCTCCAGGTGATTGCGGGTGACCCTGTAGTGGATCCGGTCGGCCAGGAGGCCCGTCTCGCCGATGAGGGGGTCGTCGCGGCCCTTTCGGCGGACCACGGAGGGGGCATTAGGCGCCCAGGGGGAGCCGTCCGGGGCCTCCTTGACCCGGAACCGCTCCTTGGTTGATGTTAGCAGGTACTCACCCCACTCCTCGAAGACCTCCCTGGGGTCTTCCAACTGGCGCACCAGGCGGCCCAGGGCATCGAGGAGCTGGCGGTCGGCAAGGTCGATAGTGATCACGTTTGCACCTATAATATGAGTCCGGGCCGCGATATGGCATGGGGCCGCCTGACTTGGGGTCAGGAACGTTCCGGGCGTTAAGGACCCGGGCCTATCGCCGCCCGCCCTTCACGTACATGGTCGTCAGCACCAGGCGGCGGCGCCCAGCCCGGACGCTCCACACGGTCACCCAGCGTTCCCCGTCCAGCTCGCCCTCCATCCTGATTGCTATGCCCGTCCTGCCATCTGGCACCACCACTGGCTCGAACCGCAGCAGCAGCTCGGGCAGCCGGCCGAAATCCGCCGCGGTCACCGCCCGCTGTCCCCGGGCCCGTTCGGTCGCCTCGTCTCCATGCTGGGCGAACACGTGAAATACCCCGCTGCGGTCCACCGCCCAGTCGAATTCGGCCAGGTCCGGCCCACCGGCGGCGCGGATGGCCTGGCGCTGGTCGGCTGTCACCAGGCCCAGCGTACGCAGCTGGGGAATGTCCAGGTTCTCACGCCGGGCGGCGATGCGCTGGGCGTACCGGCGCAGGTCGTCGGCGACCGACGGCAGGGCCCGGTAGGCCACTGCCAGGGCATCGCGCGCGGACTCCGGGACCGAGCGCATGTAGGCGGTGGCGATGTCGTAGGGCCAGTTCGGGGCCTTTTCGGCCATCGCCACCACGGCGTCGCGCAGCCTCCCAAGTGCGCGCAGGCCGGGCCGGTAGTCCCATCCCTTGTCGATGCCGGGCGGCGCACCGGTCCTGGGATCGCGCGTATCCCAGCCGGCCGGCAGCGACTTCTCCGGATCGCCGCCCAGGCGACGGGCGCCGGACGGGCGGCGTGTGCCCACCACGTAACACCGGCAGCCCCAGCCATTCGGGGGATAGTGTGTCCGCCACCATTCGTGGTTGCGCGGCAGGGTGAGCCCGTCCCAGGCCTGGTGCAGGGGACGCGGAAAGCGTACCGAGTCGTTGTGCCGGTAGATCCAGTAGGGGAAGCGCTGCAGCTGCTCCAGCCGGCCGGCGGCGTAGCTGGTGCGGGCGTTGGTGGTGTAGATGATCCGTGTGCGCCAGGCACGTCCGGGAGCTGTCGCCTCACCGGTCCATCCGTGCCAGCCCCGGCGCTCGACGATGTCCCGGAAGTCCTGGCGGAAGGCCTCGATGCTCTTGCCCTCGGTGATCACGCGATCCACCGCGGCGGCGAGGTCCGCGAGCAGATCCGCCTTCTGCGCGCCGGCGACCATGAACGCGACATCGTGCTCCCCGCGCTGGATGTCGTCCCACCGCCGGGTGGGGACGAGCCGCCCCAGCTTGCGCCGGAAGAACCGCACCTGCTCATCGAACGGCCGCTTGAAGGCGCCGGACAGCAGGGATGGATACCTAGCCGCCACAGGTCAGCCTCCGCATGGCTTCGATGAGTTCGCGGTTGCGGGGGCTGCGCCAGCGTCCCCACCGCCACAGGCCCGGCGCGGGGCCGGGCACCCGCTCGCGCACGCGCACCACCCAGCCGCACAGTGTCAGGCGCAGGGTGTAGTCCAGATCACCCGCTCGACTGCTCGGCATCGTAGAGTCCAGCGGCCCGCGCGGCGGTCATGGCCTGGCCCATGATGCCGGCGAGTTCGTCGTCGGGCAGGTCCCCGAAGGCAGCCAGCAGCATCTCCCGGAACTGCTCCAGGCTCTCGGCCTCGTCGAGCATCGCCTCGATGCGCGCGAGCCACCGGGCGATGATGGGCCGGGCCTGGGCATCCAGTTTCTCGGCGATGACATCCGCCGGGTCCGGCTCGGTCTGCGCGCGCAGCGCCGCGGCGGTCACCGGCGCGCGTCCGCGCAGCGAGGCCGGCAGGGCCTGGCCGGCGGTGGCCAGGATGTCCTCGTCCTCCTCCGGCTCGGGGATACGCAGTTTCTCGTGCAGCCAGCGCACCGGGATGCGGGCTCCGACGGCGACGAGCTTGGGCACGGCGTCGGCGTACAGCGCCATGTCCTCGGGCTCGCGGGTGTCGAATACGAACCGCGGGCAGCGGCGCAGGCTGTCGATACCGGGCACATTGAGGGCGAGGATGGGGTAGATGAGATCACGGGTGAGGGTGCTGGCGATCTGTCGGGCATCGGAGACCAGCAAGTCGTGGCGCACCTCGTTGTGCACGTCGCCCAGGTTAGAGCCCAGGCCGGTGTTCTCCGCGCTGGTGGTCAGCGTGCCGCCCAGGATGGCCTTGGACTGGGTGCGCTCGCACCATGCCAGCATCGCCTCGAACGGATCCGATGCGCCCTTGGCCGCCTCCTTGAACTCGATGGCCATGCCCTCTGGGATGATGCCTGCGGCGGCATGGCCGATGTTGACCACGGCACGCAGCAGAGTGGCTTTCTCGGCATCGCTGGCGCCCTGGGGGTAGGTACCGAGCCGCAGCGGCAGGCCGTAAATCTCCAGGAACTCCGCCAGATCGCGCACACTGTAGTTCTTGAACAGGAACGGCCAGGCCAGAACCCGGTGCAGCCCGGCCCGCCCCAGGTATCCGCTCCGGGCCCGGTGCACATGGGTAATCCATCCAAACGGCCGCAACGGCGCACCGTCGGCACTGGCGTCGC